AGTTTGGAGATGCCTCATGAGCAGTTGACGATGCGGTTTTTGTCGGGGGTTGCTGGGGTTGAGTTGTCGAAAATCAGGGAGTCATGGCGGATTGAGGATACGGATTGGACGCTTATTGGTGCGCAGGTTGCGCGGATCGCGGATATGCCGCTTTGGATTGATGATACGCCGTCTTTGTCGGCGATGGACATTAAAGGGCGGTGTTTGCGGTTGTCGGCGGAGATTTCTAAGGAGTTTCCGCAAGGCATCCGGTTGGTGGTGATCGATTATGCGCAGTTGATGGGGTCTGATGTGGCTGGCGGTAGTAATCGTGATGTGCAGATAGGGGATGCGTCCAGAAAGCTTAAGGAGCTGGCTAAGGTTTTAGGGTGTCCGGTGGTGCTGTTGAGTCAGGTTAACCGTAATTGTGAGGCTAGGCCTAATCGTCGGCCTATTTTGGCGGATTTGCGGGAGTCGGGCAGTTTGGAGCAGGATTCCGATATAGTGTTTTTTGTGTATCGTGATGAGGTCTATAACGATGATTCGCTGGATCGGGGGGTTGCTGAGGTTATTATCGCTAAGCAACGCAATGGGCCACTAGGTACGGTTAGGTTGGGTTTTGAGGGGCAGTTTTCACGGTTCCGTAATTTGGCTAAGTCTGGGTATTAGTCGTGTTGGTGGTGTTGCCGTGTGAGTTGGATATACTCAGGGATATGCAGGCGGTTGATAGGGATGTGTTTAATTACTTATCCGCGCGTATGGATTTGAAGACGGGGGTTATTGGCGGGGAGTTTTGCAGGGTATCTTACGGTGGCGTGGCGTTGGATTTGTCTGAGCGGGTCGGCCAAGGGCGGCGGGCTGATGCTGTGCGGGTGGTGTCGTCTAAGCAGGTGCAAAATGCGGTCGGGCGGTTGGTGGATGTAGGGCTGTTGGTACGGTTGAGTCAGGCGGGCAAGGGGCAGTTTTTGGAGGTTGCGCGTGTTTTTTGGCGGTCGGTTTTTGGGTTGGATAGGTCTGAGCAAAATAAAGTTGGGAGGATGTTGGGAGGGGAGTTAGCAGGTTTTGACGTTATTTTTTCATTAATTAACAATGGATTAGGCGTTAATGCTGGATTTAGTAGGGAGGGTTTGAGTGGGGAAGTTGGGAGAACTAATACATACATACCTACATACCAGGATGATGTCGATAGATTTGCTATGTCTCTGGATTGGAAGCCGACGGCTTTGGATGTTGAGAAGGGATTGGCTGTGGCTGGGTATCCGGTCGATGCGGTCAAGGCGGTTTGGGTTTTTGAGTTTGTGAGTTATTGGTCTGGGCAGGATCGGGTGATGAGTCAAGGGGAGTGGACGGCTCGGTTTTGTCGGGACATGGTGGATTTGTTGGCTAATCCTGGGTTATTTGAGCGGCGTAGGCGGATTAAGACTGACGGGCGGGGTACGGTCGGTAAGTCGGCTGTGGCGGCTTCGGGGGCGGTTGGTTATGGCTGGCAGGTTGTGCCGCGTGATGATAGTAGGCTGATGGCGTTTATCCGGCAGTGGGGCTTTAGTGATCCGCCGCCGGGTGCGGATTTTCAAAAATGTAGGGAGCGTTTGGCGCGGGAGATTGCGGCGCGGCTTCGGGAAATTAACAGTAATGGGGGGTTGGTATGAGTTATGGTACGGGTAGTAAGGCGGCTGTGATTGCTATTTCGGCGGATCATAAGCGGTTTGATCAGCGGGATATTTTGCTTAATGGCTTTGGTGGGCATGATGGGTTTACGGCTAAGGAGGTGGCTAAGGAGGTGCTGGGTTGGGCTGATGAGAAGTATGGTAATAGTCCTAAGCGGGCTAATGATTTGCTTAAGCTGGGGTATATTGAGCGGTTGGTAGGGCGGCGGTGTCGGATTACGGCTAAGGTTGCGCATACGTTTCGGCTGACTAGTAAGGGGGCTGAGTATTTGCGGGGGCTGGGCTTGTCGGTTTCGCCTGTTGCTGATAGTCCGGTTGCTGCTGTGGCTGTTGCGCCTGTGTTGGCTGAGGCTAAGGCCAGTGCGCGGGATAGGTTTGCAGGTTTACGGTCTGCTTTGGAGTAGGCTGTATGGCTGGTATTGATGCGTTGTCTATGTTGACTGCTCGGTCTACGATGTTTGCTAATGTCAGCGGCGGGCGCGGGAATAATGGGTTATCAAGGGCGGATTTTGCGGGGCTGTTGTCAGGGTTGGATAGTTTGCATGTGCATTATGCGATGGCTAAGTACATGGGGGATGAGGATAGTGAGTCTAGGCTGGTGCAGGATGTGGCTGTATGGGTGTCTGATTTGGCTGAGGCTAAAGGTTGGGCGGGTGCTGGTGAGGGTGTGTTGATTAAAGCCGCTGGCGTGGCTGTGTTTGAGTCTATCCGGCCTATCTTATGCGCCAAGTGCCGTGGGGTTGGGTGGTTGGCAAGTAGTTCGGGCGTTTTGGGTATGGGGTATAGGCCGTGTCCTGGCTGTGATTGTATCGGCTATAAACGGCTATCTGGCCGGGTTGTAGCTCAGGGGCTGGGGGTGACTCAAAGCAGTTATGTAAGGGTCTGGTCGGTGCGGTATGGTTATTGTGCTGATCTTATGCAGGTTGTTGATAGTAAAGTAATTGTTACGGCTAATAAAAATATGAATCGGTAAATTGTTGTAATTTGACTCAAAAATATATAGTATTTCCCCATACTAGGAAAAGCCCGCCCATTTTTGAGCGGGCTTTTTTTATGCCCGGTAGGTTGTGAAAAGAAAAAGGTACTCCCTGCCCGCTCTTAGAGCTAAACGACTCAAAGGCGCGGTGGTTTTTGAGATTCTGGGGGCTTATGGCCTCGGCATCATTGTCTTAAGTTGTTGTTTTTAGTGAATTTATAGGGTTTTAGCTGTGGCTTTATGGGCGTTGATAATGTTAGCAATCTTGATGACTGGCAGTACAAGTCTTTAAGCCAACTTGCGCAACTGTTTGGCGTTTCTAGGGATACGGTTAAGCGGCGGATTGAGGATGAGCGCATTAAGCCAGGGGGCGAACGACGGAACCACAATGTTTACCACATTGGCGATGTCGCCAAGGCCGTTTTTCAATTTAGCCGAAAATATGACGGAACCATAAGCCCTGAGGATATGGAGCCAAAGGATCGGAAAGATTGGTATCAAGGCGAGTCTGAGCGTATAAAAATCCAGTGCCAAATCGGTGAGCTGGTAAAAGTTAGCGATGTCCGCGAGACAATGGCAAAAATAATAACACCGGGTATCCAGCTGCTTGAATCATTGCCCGACATTTTAGAGCGTGATTTTTCCCTTGCGCCTGATGCAGTAATAGCCGTGGAGAAACGCATTGATATTTTGCGTGAAGAGTGGGCGACAATGATGGAGGCCTTATGAGATTAGCGGCTGAGGTTGCCCATGATATTGCTGAGATGGTACGCCCCGGCATAAAGCTGTCCGTTTCTGAGGCTTCCGCCAAGTATGTCAAAGTCAAAGGCAAAGGCGGCGGCGTTGATAGCTGGAGCGCGGTATTAACGCCCTACATGCTAGAGCCAATGGATTGCATGACCTCGCGTGAATATGAGGGCGTTATCTTCGCCGGATCAGCACAGAGCGGGAAAACCCAAGGTCTACTCTTTGGAACTTTAGCCCACGGCATAATCTGCGAAAAAGCAGACATGATGGTAGTGCAAACTAGCGTCAAAACAGCGGGCGAGTGGGAGCGGGGAGAGTTGAGCTGGACTATTCGAAATAGTCCAGAATTAAAAGCGCGGCTTGCTGACGGGTCGCGGGCTGACAATGTTTACGTTAAATCGTTTAAATCCGGGAATAATTTATTTTTAGCCTGGCCGACTATTAGCAATTTGTCCGGCAAAGCATTAAAAATAGTGCTGCTAACAGATTATGATCGAATGAACCCAATACTGGGTGAAGGTAGCGTTTACCATTTGGCGCGTAAACGTAACACCACGTTTTTAAGCCGTGGCAAAACATTGGCAGAAAGCTCGCCCAGCGGTGAAATCACCGATGCGCAATGGCAAGCAGGCGACGATAACCCGCACGAAGCCCCACCTAGCCAGTCGCAAATACTAGCCTTGTTTAACGAGGGTGATAGACGGCGGTTTTATGTGCAATGCCCCGAATGTGGACAGCATTACCTGCCGCCCTGTGATGAAAAAGGCCTTGATTTTCCCATTAATGTCGATGTTTTCGGGGTCACAAGTGACGTGCTAACGCGCCCCGCCATGTACGTCTGTACAGCTAACGGTTGCCTTATCGATACAAAGCACAAGCGGGCAATGATAACCAGCGGGCAGTGGGTCAAAGAAGGTCAGAAAATAGTAAACGGCCAGATAGTTGGCGAAGGCAGAAAAAGCCGTATAGCATCCTTCTGGTTTCCCGGCATTTTCGCGGCTTATTCTGATCCGCAAAAACTCGCACAGTTAGTTTTGTCCGGCCTAAGGAAGTTTGACCTTGATGGTGATGAGGAAAGCCTAAGAGCCATTCTAAACGTCGATTTTGGCGCACCTTACCTAAGCCGCAAGCGCGTTGCGGAATACAGCGCACAAGATTACAAAAAACGTGCCGAACCCATGCCGGAAAAAATGGTTCCCGATGGTGTCCGTTTTCTGGTGGCGGCGGTAGACGTACAGGGTTGGGGTTTTTCGGTGGCAATTGTCGGTTACGGCATCAATTTCGAGCGGTGGCTGATAGATCGCTATGAGATCCGGGTATCTGATCGTGTTGAAGGCGGGCAGAAAATGATCATGCAACCCGCTGTCCACGAAGAGGATTGGGAAAAAATCCATAGTGACGTAATGCAAAAAACTTACCCGCTAGCTGATGGCTCAGGCCGTAACATGCAAATCCTGATGACGGCCTCAGATTCAGGCGGTGAGGACGGCGTAACGGATCACGCTTACAAATTTTGGCGGTCAATTCGTAAGCGGCGGCTAAATGATGGCTTTATCTTAGTCAAAGGCGAAGCCCCAAAGCCCAAAGCATTAAAGCCAAAAGTCAAAAAAACCTATCCCGAAAATACGGGAAAAACCAAAGGCGTTAACGCGCGAGGTGAAATCCCGGTCTGGCTAGTCAATACAACCATGCTTAAAGACGCATTGGCAGCGGCTTTAAAAAAAGAGCAAAGCGCGTCCAGATACATCCACTTTCCAAGCTGGCTACCCGATGCCATTTACAACGAGCTGACGGTTGAAACCCGCGAGGAAAGCGGTTGGGTAAAGCCAAAAGGCAAAAAAAACGAATTATGGGATCAGTTTATTTATGCTGAGGCCGCTGTTGAAGCCGTACTGCAAGAAAAAAAGCTAAAAGAAATTAGCTGGGATAATCCGCCGCCTTGGGCAAGGCCGTGGGGTGATAATCCATTAGTGACTGGCGATAAACCAGCCGAACAAAAACAGGCGGCTATAGCTGAAAAAAGCAAGCCAGCAATCAATAATGCAACCCAGCAAAGCTGGTTGCCTAGCCTAGACAATTGGATAAGATAATGACACCAGCCGAAACTATGCTACAGGCCTACATTGATGCTGAGGTGGCCGTATTGGGCGGCAAAGAATACCAGCACAACGGCAAAATTTTTAAGCGCGAAGATTTGGACAAAATACAAGCAGGGCGGCGCGAATGGCAAACTCAAGTCAATAACGAAAAACGTTTAGCCAGAACGGGCAGTAGTTTATCTGTTAAAACAGCGAGTTTTAATTAAAAATGAATCCTGAAATAATCTTAGATAAGCTGATTGGCTTTTTTTCGCCTAAAGGCGAATTTCAGCGGACACAGTACCGTAACGGTGTAAAAGCCCTTTATGAGGCAGGGCAACCACGCCGTAACGGCGGAAAAATGCGCCCTGATAATTCCAGCGGCGACCTGCTTACTTTACGCGCACAGGGCAATATTCGCGGCTATGCACGGCAATTAAGTCAAAACCATGATCTTGCCAAAGCAATTTTAGATACGCTGGTAAATAATGTAGTTGGCTCTAACGGCATCAATGTCGAGCCTATGCCGCGCCGAAAAAATGGCGAACTACATACCGAATTTGCGGCAAAGCTGTTAGATTTGTGGACAGATTTTAAGGAAAATCCAGAAGTTACTTGGGAGCACGAATGGCCGGAATGTGAGCGGCTTATGTGTCTGGCATGGATGCGTGATGGTGAGGCTTTTTTGCAATTTCTTGAAGGTGATATTATCGGCTTAGACCACGGCACAAAAGTGCCGCTAAGCGTGGAGATGATTGAGGCCGATTATTTGCCTTTTTGGTTTCGGGACGCTGGCTTAGGCATAGAGCAAAGTATCGAGCGCAACGGTTGGGGCAAAGCGCGGGCATATCATGTGCTTAAAAATCACCCGCAAGATGTGAGTTATTCGAGCGGCTATACCGATATGCGCCGCATACCAGCGGAAAAAATGGCGCACTTGAAGCTAACTCAGCGGTTTAGGCAATCGCGTGGCGTGTCGGTTTTTGCCACCATTATGAGCCGCTTAGAGGATATAAAGGATTATGAAGAATCCGAACGGATTGCCGCGCGGGTGGCGGCGGCGATGTGTGCCTTTATTAAGCGCGGCAATCCTGATGATTATGATCCGACAAATAATAAGGAAGATCGGGAATTTAAACTAGCACCAGGCATGATTTTTAATAATCTAGCAGCGGGTGAAGATATAGGCATGATTAACTCTAATCGGCCTAATCCTGAGCTGGGAAACTTTAGAAACACACAGCTAAAAGCGGCTTGCGCCGGGGCTGGCGTTAACTATCCATCTGTTTCAAAAGATTTTAGCGGTACTTATATCGGTCTGCGGTTAAGTGTGGTTGATGCCGATGCCAATTATTCGACCTTAACTAATATTTTTATCGGCAAAACCACCAAAAAGGTTTATAAGAAATTTGTAAAAATGGCGGTCTTGTCCGGCCAGTTGGTTATACCGTCGGACTTGGACATTAACACGCTGGATAAAGCCGAATACTACGGCCCTAAAATGCCTAGCGTTGATCCGTTGAAAGAAGGGCGGGCAAATATCGAAGCTGAGGCGGCTGGGCATCGGTCGCCACAACAAACTATCCGCGCGAACGGCGGCAACCCTGATGCCGTCTATGAGCAAATTAAAACGTGGCAAAAACGTGCTGAGGGTGATGGCATTATGTTTAGCACGTTTAAAAGCGATAACCCACAACCCACAAGCTACAGCGCGGAAACATCAGGCTAATAACGTAAGACAACTAAACCAAACCTGCTTAGGCGGGTTTTTTTATGGGCGGTGAAAATGAGTAAGTACAAGGTAAAAGCACAGGCTGGTGACAAGCCAGAATTGTGGATTTATGGCGATATTGGCGAAAACTGGTGGGAGCCAGAATTGTCATTAGATGCTGTAACGGTTTTGGGCAAGCTAGCGAATATCACGGCTGATGAAATTGATGTGCATATTAATAGCTATGGCGGATCGCTGGTTGACGCTATTGCTATTTATAACGGATTAAAACGCCATGCCGCCATGATCAACACGTTTATTGATGGTGTGGCATATTCAGCGGCGGGCGTAATTGCCATGGCTGGCGATACCGTTGTGATGGCGGCTAATGCGTTGTTTATGATCCATGGGCCAGAATCCTACGAATCTGGCAACGCAACAAAATTGCGGGCTACGGCGGACATGCTAGACAAATACGCCGAAGCCGCTGCGCCTTGCTATATGGATAAAAGCGGCCAAAGCCGCGAAGCCATAGAACTGCTTTTAAAAGATGGCAAAGACCATTTTTATAACGCTCAAGAAGCCTTGCAAAACGGCTTTATTGATAGCATTGGGGTTGTTGTCGAGCCAACAGTTACCAATTGCGCAAACCCCAAGGCTCTGCATTCGCAGTGGCTGAATACTTTTAAACCCAAGGGAGATAACCCAATGCCAAACCCGAATGTTACTGATGCTAGCAACGCGGCGGTTATTGAAGCCGCGCGGCAAGCTGATATTAAAATGATTTTTAACTTTGTCCCGTCTGGCCGCGAAGACGTTAGTAGCCTATTGCCTACCATGCTGATTGACGACAAGATTACTGTGGCCGATGCCCGCAAAGCAGTATTGGCAAAGCTGGGCGAAAATGCCGCGCCTGTCATGCGCACTAACCATATCGAGATGGGCGCAGAAGGCCGTGACCGTTTTATTGCCGATGCCGTATCGGGCATTTTGATGAAAGCCGGTGTGGAAAAACGCGACGGCAAAAACAAGTTTGTCGGTATGTCTTTATCGCGTATCGGTGAAGAGTGTTTAATGATGGGGCGGGTTGATTATAGTCATGACCGTCGTGATATGGTTTCGGCGGCGTTTACGCAAACTACGTCTGATTTCCCCATCATTCTTGAAAACGTCATGCACAAAACGCTGTTGAATGCGTATCGGATCGCTACGCCTACCTGGGCGCGTTGGTGTAAGACCGGAACGGTCTCCGATTTCCGTGCCCATAACCGTTACCGCACGGGTTCTATCGGCAATCTGGATGCACTGGGTGAAGCGGGTGAGGTTAAGTCAAAAAGCATTCCTGACGGTGAGCGCGAAAGCATTACGGCTAAAACCAAGGGCAATATCATCAGGGTATCGCGCGAAATGATCATTAATGATGACATGATGGCATTCACGGGTATTTCCGCTGATTTAGGCCGCGCGGCAAGCCGTACGATTGAAGCCGGGGTTTATGTCTATTTGCTATCAAATCCGGTGCTGTCTGATGGTAAAACCTTGTTTCATGCAGATCATGGCAATATCGGCTCATCATCCGCACCTACCATGCAACTCATTGAAGATGGGCGCGTACTGATGGCTAAGCAAACAGGTGTTGGTGGCGCGGATATTCTGGATATTGTACCTAAAACATGGTTGGGCGGGCTTAAGTACGGCGGCACGGTGCGTGGCATCAATCGGTCAGCTTATGATCCTGATGCGGTCAATAAACTGCAAAAGCCTAACATTGTCGAAGGGCTATTTGCTGATGTGATCGATACGGCGCGTATTTCCGGCAATGCCTGGTACATGTTTGCTGATCCGAATGAAGCCCCGGTGATTGAGGTCGCATTTTTGGACGGCAACCAAGAACCCATTTTGGAAATGCAAAACTCATGGTCTACAGCGGGTGCGGAATATCGCGCCTTGTTAGATTTCGGCATTGCCGCGCTTGACTATCGCGGCGGCTACTACAACGCGGGCGCGTAATTTTACAGATACTGCATAAGCAGAAAAGGGGCGTTAAAAATGGCAGCAAATGGTGTACAAGACGGTTGCGTCTTAGATTGGACAAACGGCACGGCGGCTGATGTAGTATCCGGTCAGGCGGTGGCATTTGGCATGTTGGGCATGGCGATAGCGTTAGTTAATATCGCTATCAGTGCCGTGGGATCGGTGGCGATGGAGGGGGTTTTTACTCTCACTAAAGCCAGCGGGGCTATATCGCAGGGGGATAAGCTTTGGTACAACAGCAGCACCAAAGCGGTAACGAATGCGCCTGCGTTGGGGTATTGGTTTATCGGCTATGCCGTTGCCGATGCCGATTCGGGCGATACGCAAATCAATGTGAGTATCGAAGAATTCGCTAATGAATCGGTACGGGTTTTAACGCTGGCGGCAACAGGTACGCAAGCCATATCTGCCAGTGATTTTACCAGCGGCAAATTAGTGTTGCTAGTGCCAAATACGGCGGCAAAAACCATAACATTGCCGCCCGTGGCAAACATTCAGCGCGGTGCGACGCTGATTGTCAAAAAAACGGACGCGGCGGCGTTTGCGATTACGTTAGACCCCAATGCCTCGGAAACTATCGACGGCGGGGCGACATACACGGCGATGGACGCGGCAAATGACCATGCCGAATTTATCAACAACGGCACAAGTTGGACGCTGTTAAACGCTGTAATTGCGTAAGGCGGTCGGCATGGGCAATAAAAGCGTGTTGCTTGTCGGTGCGTTGCTGACAGCGATGGTGTGGGCGTGGGTGTCCGGCATTTTGTTTTTGCAATTGCTAGTTTTGTCATTGGCGGGTGTTATTTGCCACTATCTCAAGGGCTTGATGTCGCAGTCTATTGGATGCGGCATTGCTGATTATATATTGGGGGCATTTGTCCATACCGTTGCAAGCCTGGGCGGGTGCATATTGGCAGTGATTGGTATTATGCAATCCGGCCATGCTGAGACGTTGGACTACATGATAGCCGGATCGGCGTTTGCATCGGGCTATCTGTCAGATAGTGTGCTAAATAAGCCGCCTGTGGTTGTTGAGTCGGGCGGGGTGGCTGATGGATGATAAAGAGTCCGTTTTACAGCCAATAATGTCGATATTGACTTATGTTATCGGCGGTGTTTGGATAGGCTTAACATTTGTTGGCCATTACGCCGGGGTATTTTTGGGCGTGGTTGGGAGTTATGCACCGGGGTTTAGCGTAGTTTGCATGTGCATAACATGCGTAGTCAATTGGCATTATCAGCGGGTGCGCACTCGCTTAGCTAAAGCGCGGGTAAGTGATGACAGTTTTTGATGATGCGTTTAAACAAGGCTTTGCCGCACCGTTTGCGGATACTTATCAGTTTAAAAATCCTGAGGGCGCGTTGTTTGAGATAGCGGGTATTTTTGACGCTAACCAAGTGACGGATAAAGTCAGTGGGGTATTGGTTAAACATACTGTTTGTACGCTGGAGTTTGACAGCACTTATATTGACCAGCTTGATATAAAAATGAACAGTATTTTTGTTATCGGCGGTAAAAATTACCGCGTAACCGCTAAGCCGTTTGTAGACGGCATTGGCTGGGCACGGTGTGATTTAGTTTTAACAAGTTAATTTTGGGGGTTATTTTGGAAAATCAGCACAAACAAATTAAAGGCTATCGGGATTTAAGTCAGGTTGAAATTAACCTGATGAACAAAATTAAAGAACAGGCTGTTATTGTCGGCAATTTGGTTGAAGAAATGGAAGCCGTTGCTGGCATTGATGCGCGTTGGGCTGAGATTGCTAAAACTGATTTGCAAACAGGGTTTATGGCCTTAGTGCGGGCTGTAGCTAAACCAACTACGTTTTAATCAGCATGCAACTCAGCGCCACTATTGCCGCTGATGCGGTTAATGCCCATTTAGCGCGGCTTAATAGCCAAGTGCCGATTGCCCAGCGGTCGGGGGTTGTTGCTGGAGTTAGTGCGGCTAATCGAGCCGTCATGGTGGCATTGATGGCGGCTAACCATTTGCCAGATGCAGTTTTAGGATTGCGGGTAAAGGCTGATGATAGCGGTGATGTCGGCAAGGTCTGGGTGGGTGAAAATCCCGTTAAATCTGACTATCTTAGCTCATTGACAGCGGGCGGCACGGGGGCTTATGCGGGTGGCTATTACTTTAACGGTGCGTTTATTGTCGATAAAAACGGCAATAATCCGGCGTATTTAGCGCGGCGAATGGGCAGGGGTAGGCATCCGCTTGAATCTGTGGCTACGCCACCGCTATCAATCGGTGACGGCTATGTAGGTGATGTGCAAGATGCGTATTTAGCAGCGTTTTTAAGCGGCTTGGAGGGGCTGGAATGACGGCTTTATTAAGTGATGTAGCCTTGCTATTAGGCAGGATAGGTGCAACGGTCGCAGGCTTTGAAACCTTAGCGGCCCTTGATGACTATCCAAACGGCGGCGATTTTGAGGCGGACACTTTACCCGCCTGCTTTATCGGCGATTCAGGCGATAAGTTTGATTTTTCTAGTCGCAACAGCTTGACGGGGTTGAAAGATGCTTATGTATTCGCTTCGGTGATTGTTGAGCGTAAAGCCGGGGCTTTTGAGCAATCGAAAACATTGTTAAATGCCGTTGTTAATGCGGTTTTGTATACTGATGATAATAATACAGAACGGTGGCTACCTGATGGGTTTAGTTATCCGTTTAATCTAGGCGACACACGGCCTGAGGCTATGTATTACCCAACATTTATTGTCCGCAACATTATTTTTACTGTCCAGCAAAGCATAAGTTAGCAAAATTCGCCTATCGGCGAAAAAAAAACACACAGCCGCCTAAGTGCGGTTTTTTTATGTCTGAAATTTGAGGGTTTTATGTCAGCAGAATTAAAACAAGCATTGATTTTTTTGGTGAACTACGCGTTCCCGGAATCGGTGATGATAGACGGGAAAGTTTATGTGCGGGATGAATTTGGGGTTTATGGTGTACCACCTCAGTTAGAGCATACATTCAAACGGCATGGCTTTGTAAGCGCACAGGCTTACTTAGATGAGCGTTACAAAGCTTTGTCAGCAATTCAGGCCGAAACCGTAAGCGAAACCAGCACCTCTACGGTTACATCAACAGCAGTTTTATCTTGGGTGACTGTATCGCCTGATCCGGTCAATACCGATACCGATACTACGGCGGCGGCTGATCCGGTCGATACCGACACCGACACCACGGCGGTGGCTGATCCGGTCGATGCCGATACTGATACCGTCACGGCGGCGGCTGATCCGGTCGACACCGATACCGACACCACGGCGGCAACTGATCCGGTTGACACCGATACCGACACCACCACCACGGTGGCTGATCCGGTGGCGGAAAGCGACACGGCTACGGCATAAGCCAACGCCACTATCACAGTGCGGGCAATCAGTCCGCACTTTATCGTAAATTAAAGCGAGATTTTTTATTATGACGCAATTAAAAAGTAATCTGCCCGTTGGCGCAGGTCAGATGTTTTACAAGCAATTGACGGATAAAGACGGCAATTTTTTGACAATACCGCCCACGGGTGAGCTGTCCATTTTGGCAATGGATTTTGAAAACGCCGCCGCAAAAGACATGCTAAACGGCAAGTATAAATACGCGGTTGGAGTCGCTGAGGGCAAGGCCACGCCAACGCTGAAAGCCGGGTTGTTTAACTGGGAATTAAAGCAACTGAATGAGCTGTTTTACGGTGCTGATGTCATTGACGGGGCAAAACTGGTGGCAACGCAAAAACTGTTGATCCCCAACGGCTATAGCACTAGCGCAAAAATCAGCAATCAAAAAACCCTGCACCTTGGCAAGTGGGTCAGTGATTCACAAGTCAAAATCAATGGCATTGTTGCCACGCAAATTACCGATGTCAACGCGGCGTTATCCGGTTTGCAGTATAAAGTTTTTGGCGGTCGGTATTATTTTGCCAAAGCCGACAGCGGCAAAAATCTGGAAATCACCTGGGCTTGCTTAGGCGGTGCGACGGTTGTCTCTACGTTAAAAGTGCCGTCGGTTAACTCTGCTGGCCAGTACATGTTTAACATCAATGCCTTTAACTACAATACCAGCGTTAAAAAAGCGGCGGCGACTTGGACAAAAGACACTTACAATCCGGCTGGCACAACGCCTGCCGCTAGTCACTACCAAGCGTCAGCCAGTGGGGTTTATGTGTTCTACGCGTCTGATACGGGTAGCATTACCATTGCCCATACAACGGATAGCAAGGCGGTATCGTCCGTTATCGCCGCGTTACCCGCCGCCGCGTATCGCGTGATTGTTGATCCGCCTGGCAGCATGACATGGGTCTCTACCGTAGCGGTGACGTTGCTGGCTAACGCCGGAACGGCCATGACAGGCGTGGCGGTCGGCGAAGAGCTGGCTTTTGGCGAAACGCCCACCAGCGGCCAATATGATGATACCGTAGGCGGCTTATATGACTTTGCCGCTGCTGATGTCGGGGATACCGTAAAAATCAATTACATTACGGATTATGAATACCTGACATTAGTCCCGCCCAACAGCGGCACGTTTTTGGATTTAAAAAGCGTCAAAAACAGCGCTTCTCAAGAAATGCGCCGCGTAGAATTGACTTCGCCCATATCCCTTGGCACTAACGAGTATGCAGTTGATAGCACCAACGGCATCTTGTATTTTGACAGCAATAACGCGGGCGAGGGCTGGTCAGTCAGTTATCTGTACCAAAGCAGCGAAGGCCAAAGCTACGTCTTGGAAAATACCGTGATGGGCGCAGGTGTCGAGCTTGAGCTGACTATTGTTTACCAAGGCGTGCGTAAAACCGACACGATTTCCGGTATCCGCGCAGTGGCGAAAGGCGATAAGATGCAAGGAAAAGAAGGGGCGCACGGTACAACTGAGGTCGAGTTTACCCTGTTAGCCAATGAAGACGGCACGCTGTGGACGCGCTCTAGTAGCGTGAGCGGGGTTTAAATGCAGTTGGCTCTTGGGGGTCGCTCTTGGACTATCCAAGAGCCAGTTTTTGGTGTTTTGCGGCGCGTTATCGAGCTGTATAACCAGCTCGGTAGCGGGTCGCTTAGCCCCGATGAGCAAACAGCGGCGGTGCTGGATATGCTGCGGCTGTTGGTGGGTGATGA